TCCCTCGGTCAACCGGCTTTGCGCTCCGTGGCTTGTTCCACGGCCGACACCTGGCCAACCCGACTGTCTGAGCTTCCTTCGACGCTGGTAGCTCGCGGCGGCCCCTGTGAGTGTGACGGCTGGGGCGGCCCTCTGCTTTCCTGTGGGAGAGCATGCTAGTCTGATAGCACACGAACAGCGTGCGAGGCAAACCGGCCATGCAGTCCCCCAGCCCGAAGACCACGAACCTCATCGAGCAGATCAACCGCCGGGAGTCGGAGATGAACCCGGACGAGCGGCAGTGGGCCGCGGCGGCCATCGCGCGCTTTCGGGCGCCTGAGCAGGTCGGCGAGTTGCGTCGTTTCGCGATGATGCTGTTCACCAGGCTGAACGCACGGAAGGCGTCGGCGAAGAGGAAGGCGGCGTGAGTCGCCGCTATCGCCGCTTCGTCGGCGGCAAGGTTGAGGCGCGATCCGCCGAGCCTGTTGCCTGGCCCCCCTACTTGCCGGACCCGTCCGCGCCAGTGACAGGCCCGGCCGGCATCCCGGCTCCGTGCTGCGCTGATGTTCCGCCATGGGAACGCTGTGAACACCAGCAAATGCGCAGGGTGTTGCGGGAGATGCAGAAATGACTGCCAAGGTCCACGACATCCGCAGCTTCAACCTCGCCGACGTGCCGGCGCGCCTGAGAGCGTTCGCTGACGAGATCGAGGCAAGCGGCGTCCAGCTGCGCTGCTGCGCCATCGTGCTCGATCCGGTCGATGCGCCGATCGGCGTGACGGCTTTCGGTCGTGACGGGGATCTTCTGCGCACCATTGGACTGCTGCACACGGCGGCGACCGATCTCGCGACCTCCATCATGGCCGAAGCCTACGCAGACAGCGGGTTCCCGCCTGCCTCCTGATGACGACCCAGACCCGCAACTACAAGTCCGCCGCGGCCTACAAGAAGGCCCAGGCGCGTCAGCGTGACGCACTGGATGCGGCGCGGCGTGCGGAGCGCGAGGACGAGGAGAAGGGCCGGGTGCTGGCAGAGTTGATGATGGATCCGCTGGCTGACGTCGCGGAGCTTGCGGCCAAGGCGGGCATGAGCGAGGCGATGATCCGCGGGCTGCGCACGAAGGCGGAGACGCAGTTCCAGGCGCCGGCGACGGCGCTCAAGCGCGCGACCAATGCCAGGCTCCTCGAGCTCATCGAGGACCGTGAACTCACCGTCATCGAGGCGCTGACGCCGGCCAAGATCAACGGCGCGTCGCTGCGCGAACAGATCTACGCGCTCGATCGCCTGCACAACATCCGTCAGCTGCTGCGCGGCGAGCCGACGCAGATCGTCTCCGTCGACGACCGCAAGACGCTGAACGAGCTCGTGCCGGCCCTGGTCAAGGCCGCGCAGCGACGAGGGATCGTCGTCGACAGCGTATCCCGCGTCATCGAAGAGCCGCAGCGCGGGATCCCGGACAGCCGCGTCCTCCCGATCGAGGACGCCGAGATCATCCACCGGGGCGCGGAAGCGACCGTGGCGAGCGAGGACGTCATCGACGTCCGCGGGGGCGTCACGGGGGATACCTCCTGCAGCAGCGGCGCCCCCACGCCGACCGCTGTCAGCCCGAATGACCCGTTGTCCGGCCGCGCCAGTGCATTGACACCGGAAACGACGGGATCCCCCGATCCATGAACCAGCACGTCATCACCCTCTCGGAGATCGACCCGACCACGGTCGACCAGTTGTCGGATGACGATCTGCGCGCCGTGATGGCCCGCGTCATCGAGCTTCAGGCCGCAGATCGCAAGGAGAACCAGCTGGTCTACTACCAGCCCGCGAGCGAGGACTGCCGCAAGGTGCATTTGACCCGGGCGCGCTACATCGGGATCGGCGGCGGGAACGGGGCGTGCCTGCCGCTTCACGCGCCGGTGATGATGGCCGACGGCACGTATCGCCCGCTCGGAGAGATCCGCGTTGGCGACCGCGTGATGGCCGCCGATCCGGTGACGGGAGAGACCACGCCAGCTGCGGTCATTACCGTGTTTCGATCCGGGCGGAAGCGTGTTCACCGCGTCATTCTCGGCGACGGCGGATACTTCGACGCAACAGGGAACCATCAGGTCCCAATGATGCTCGACGGCGACAATCGGCCAAGCAAGCGCTCTGTTCGTGAACTATTCGACCCGATTCTGCAGGGCAGTCGGGCGATGGTCATGTCGCCCGGCGGAAAGGCTCGACAGTGCGCATTCTACGAGCACATCGGCACATGGCAGTGCGGCGACATCGAAGTCGACCATCCGGCGCACTGCTACATCACCGGCGACGGCGTGATCGTCTCGAACTCGAAGTCGGACACCTGTCTCGCCGAGATCGCCGCGCTCTGCACCGGCATCATCCCCGAGGGCGTGCCGGAGCTTCGCGCGAAGTTCCGCGGCCCCATCAACTGCCGCATCGTGGTTGAGTCGCTGACCACGACCCTGCACAACATCATCCTGCCCAAGCTGCAGTGGTACAAATGGTCAGGCGTCTCGGAACCAGGCGGCGACAAGGGGCACTGGGGCTGGGTGCCGAAGACCTCGCTCATCGACGGCGACTGGAACTCGTCGTGGCAGGAGAAGACTCGAACGCTGCGCCTCCTGTGCCGCGATCCGGATGACTGGCACCGCGTCATCGGCGAGTCCACCATCCAGTTCATGTCGCACGAGCAGGACCCATCGGACTTCGCATCCGGCGACTTCCACATCGTCCTGCACGACGAGCCGACGAAACACGCGATCTGGGTCGAGAACCAGGCGCGCACGATGCGCGTCAACGGCACGATGATGCTCGCGATGACCTGGCCGGATGACCCCGCGATCCCGGTTGACTGGATCTTTGATGAGCTCTACGACAAGGCCCAGCCCGGTCCGCGGCGGTCGCCGCATCACGCGTGGGTGGAGCTCTCCACGCGCCGGAACCGCAACCTCGACCAGCGCGCCATCGAGATCCAGAGCCAGAACTGGGACGCGAAGACCCGCAACACGCGCCTCGGCGGCAAGCCCATCCGCTTCTCGAACCGTATCCACCCGCTGTTCACGGACACGCCGATGCACTGGTCTTTCCCGGCCGGCAAGCTCATCGACCCCTCGCTCAACGATCTGAACCAGTGGGTGTGCCCGGAGACCGGCTCGCGCGATATCACCGAGTTCTGCCACGTCCACGATATCGATCCGTCGCGCCTGTGGCCATGCGTGTTCGTCATCGACCCTCATCCGAGGAAGCCGCATATGTTCCTGTGGGCGCAGATCACGCCCGAGGACGACTACGACATCATCGTCGAGGACGAACTGGACGGCACGACCGAGCAGATAGCTCAGCGCGTGCGCGAGATCGAGGATTCCTACGGGCTTCAGGTCTTCCGTCGACTGATGGATCCCAACATGGGCATGCAGGCGAGCCGCGCTGGCCAGGACCGCGACAGTACCTGGCAGCAGGAGTTCGCCGACTCCGGCCTCATGTGCGATCTCGCCAGTGACAGTGACGTCGGGCGCGGCCGCATCAACGAGTACCTGATGCCTGACAAGTACACGTTGCGCCCCAGAATCCGGATCGCAGCGCGCTGCGAGAACACGATCCACCAGATGAAGCGCTACTGCTGGGACGAGCACAAGCGCACGCTGGACAAGGACCTGAAGCAGAAGCCGAAGGCCAAGTACGACGACTACCCCACGATGCTGAAATACCTGATGAACGACTTGCCGACATTCCGCGCGACGCTCGACGGCCCCAAGGTCCTGCGGCGCGAAGGCATGCGCGGCTACGGGAGGCAATGATGGCGAAACGATCGAACCAGATCTGCGGGCCCTCCGCGGCAGAGCAGCGCCGCTGGCAAGGGGAGGATGACCTTCGCACCCTGCGGCGCGCCGAAGAAATCCGCGCCGATCCGACCCGCGTGCGACAGGCCCAGCGCATCGCAACGCAGGAGATGAAGGCTCTGCAACGAGTCGCCGGGAAGCCGACGACGAAGGGGAAGCGCTGATGGCCACGCTCGTGATGTGCGACGGCTGCGGCGCCCGCCTCGAGGAAAAGCCAAGCAAGGTCGGATACGTGATCAGGCGGGAATACTGCCCGACCTGCATCGCGACCGTCACCGAGTACCAGGCAGAGGTCGACGCGCTGCACGACCGGCTGGCGGCGTCCTGGCGACAGGATCTCGAAGCCATCCGCGTGCGCTTCCGGGACCGGCTGAATTCCCTCCCCGATGACGTGCACTCGGAGAGCCCCGATGCTCGCGGTTGATCTCGCGCTTGCGTTCATAGCCGGCTTCTGCGACCGGGTACGCGGCGGCTTCCCGGATGATCGGCTGTTCCCCGCCGGCAAGCCGTGGTACATCGATCGCCTACGCGACATCGGCAAGTTCACCTACGGCGCCGCGCTCGCCGGGATCATCACCCAGGACTGGCGGGTTATCGCCGCGACAGCGGTGCTGTGGAAGTTCGGCGAGCAGGTGTCCGGCGACTTCGGCGGCACCTTCCGCCTCATCGCTGGCGTGCCGGGCTGGCTCGGACCGCTGGTGCGCGTCGGTCTTCTCTGGCCGGTGCTCACCATCCCGCTGTGCTATCTCGACCCGCGCATCCTGCTGCTGGTGCCGGCGAGCGCCTTCGGCGTCATCGTCGCGGCGCTGCTCGCGCGCTGGGCGCCCTTGCCGCGCACGCCGCTGCTGCAGATGCAGTCGACGGCCGGCTGGCAGGAGTTCTTGCGCGGCATCCTCATTGGGCTCGCGCTCGTCGTCATGGAGGCGCTGATATGAAGGTCGCTGGTCACTGCGCCGTGTCCGGGGAGCGCTGCTTCGAGATCACGGAGTGGTTCCCGGCCCGTCACCCGCTCGCCGGCCAGCCGCGGCGGTTCGGCAAACCCCTCGACGACGCTCTCGCGGTGACGCTCGTGCTGGTTGACGGCTCCCGCGCGGACATTACGGTCAAGCGGCAATATCTGTCGGATTTGTACCTGCATCTGCCGCAGATCTGGCGCGACATCAAGGCGCGCACGCGCTACGACCGCAAGCACCACCGGGATTACGGGCAGCAGGATTTCACCCAGGATCAGCACGCGCAGATGGACGCGTGGAACCTCTCGTTCAACGATAACGTGCCGCTCGGCGTGCTCGCCTGGCGCCGATGGAAGGACATCTCCCATGGCTGAGGAAATCCGGCGGTATCGTCCGCGGAGCGAATCGATCAAGTTCGATCAGGCGGAGATCTTCGCGCGGGTCAAGGAGTTCTACGAGGACGACGGAGACGATCGGGACGTGGATCTCGAGCAGCGCCTGCAGCGCTATGCGAAGTACCGCATGTGGACCGATGGCGGTGGCGGCCCATGGCCGGGATCGAGCGACGCCGCGGTCAGCGACCTGACCGAGAAGTCGATGCGGTTGCAGGACACGCTCAACAACGCCGTGATGAGCCAGCGCCCGCCCGTTATCGCGGAAGCGCGCAACAAGGTCGACCGCGAGCGAGAGGATGCCGTCTCGAACCTGCTCGACTACCAGTTTTTCGACGAGGCGGGCGGCGAGACGATCATCGGGGAGTGCGCCGAGAAGTTCATCAACGATGGCGTCTACACGCTGTTCATTCCGTGGGTGCGTGAGATCACGAACGGCCAGCGCTTCATCAAGTTCGACGCAGGGATCCCGCCGGATCGCTTCCCGTCTGACTATTTCGTCGAACTCCTGCAGGCGAGCTTTGGCCCGGACACGACGATCGTCGCCAAGGGTAGCCAGGATGCGCCGTGGGACTTCACGCTCCGCCGGCAGCGAGAAACCGACGACGGCGCCGGCGAGATGGTCGAAGCGGAGGCGAGCTTTTTCACGACCGGCGATCGCGGCCTCGAGCTACGCATCAAGCAGCAGGTCACGGTCTTTGACGGACCGCTCCCGCGTGTGCTCGACTACGACGACGTGTTCCACCCGGTCCGGGCCGCGAACCTGCAGCGCCCAGGCCCAAGCAACCCCGGCGGCGCGACTCACGTCGTCATCCGCGACTACCCGACCAAGGACGAGATCCGCCGCCTCGCCAAGCAGAAGTTTTACGACCTGCTCACGCCCGAAGATCTCGACCGGCTGGATGGCCTCTCGCGCCAGGGCGAGGGCGACGAGGAGCGCGAGCAGCGCCAGAAGGACGATCTCGCCGGCAAGCACGAGGATCCGACCACCGACTCGGCGAAGTCGCACGAGCGACTGACGCGCCTCGTCTGCTTCGACCGCTACGACATCGACGGCGACGGCCTCGACGAGGACGTGATGTGGTGGGTCATCCTCGAACTGAACCGCGTGGTCAAGGCAAAGGTCCTGCAGGAGATGTACCCCAGCCTGCCGCCGAACCACGCGCGCCCGTTCGCCGAGGCCGCACTGTTCCCGGTCGCCGGTCGTCGCGTCGGCATGTCGATGCTCGAACTGCTCGAAGGACTGCACGACGTTGCCAAGACACTGATCGACCAGACCATCGACGCAAACACAATGGCGATTGCCTCCCCGGGCTTCTACCGCCCGACGTCCTCGATGCAAAGCGAGGTCATCCGCTTCGCCCCGGGCGAGCTCTACCCGCTCAGCGACCCGTCGCGTGACATCGTGTTCCCGGTCATCGGCAACCCGCAGGCAATGGGCATGGCGCTCAACCTGATGACGCTGATTCAGCAAATGGGCGAGCGGGTGTCCGTCATCGGCGACCTGCAGCTTGGCCGCGTGCCGGCCGGGCGCTCCGCGGCGCTGCGCACGACCTCGAACATGAACCTGCTCGCAGGCCAGGGCGAGGCCCGCCCAGAACGCATCCTGCGCCGATTCTTCATGGGGCTCTGCCAGTGCTTCATGGTCATGCACTCGCTCAACCAGCACTTCCTGCCGAAGGCGAAGCAGATCCGGCTTGTCGGCGTGCAGAAGCCGGGCGCCGATCCATATCTCGACGTGACGCGTGCGATGATCGACGGCCAGTACCGGTTCCGCTTCAAGGCGAATGCGCTGAACACCAGCGCCGTGCAGCTACAACAGACCCTGCAGGTGCTGCTCGGGACCTACGTCAACGCGCTTGCGATCCAGCTGGGGGTCTCGACGCCGGAGACTATCTACAACCTCATGCGGGACTACGGCAAGGCGCTCGGTGCCGATCCGGAGGGGGCGCGCTACATCAACCCGCCGCGACCGGATCTGGTTGGGCCGAAGCTGACCGCGCAGGAGGCGATGGTGGCGCTGCTGCAGGGCTACATGCCGGAAGGCGGTCCGATGGAGCCCGGCGGCTGGGTGGAACACATGCAGACGGTGCAGACGATCGCGGAGACGATGCGCCGGGACCAGACACTCCTCGCGGAAGTGCCGCAGGGCGTCTGGCAGCTGATCGAGGAGTACCTGGTCATCGCCTCGCAGCGCGCGCAGGAGCAGCAGCAGATGCAGCTGATGATGCAGAACGCGCAGGCATTCGCCGGCGGACCCGGGGGCGGACCTCCGGATCAGGGCGGGCGTCCGCCGCAGTCCGCGCAAGCTCCCTCCGGCGCGCCGCCGGTGTCCGGGGGTAGCGAGATGATCGACGAGACGTTGCCGACGGCCGGCGGAGGGGCGGCGCAATGAGCACCATAGACCGCGTCGACTGGGCACGCCTGCAGGAGCAGCGAGCGGAGGAGCGTCGGCCGCAGGAAGCCCGCGCGCTTGCGCAGAACCTGAACGTGCTCAGGCAGGCAGCGGTCTCCGCCGAGCGCCTGATGGACGACGAGCACTGGCGGGTCTACCAGCAGATGCTGCAGTCGTCCGTCGAGCAGATGAAGCTCTACCGCGGGCGCCTGGTCGACACGCTGCTTGCGGATGGCTGCGATTCGCTCACTGCGATGACGCGGACCAAGCGCCTGATCGCCGAGTGCGATGCCTCGATCCGCATGGCCGAGGCGGCGATCTCGCTGCCGCGCCAGATCCAGCAGAACGGCGCCCAGGCCGCGGAACTGCTCGAAAAGGAGGTCAGCCGATATGCTGGGACCGGCGAAGACTGAACGCAGAGGAGTGCCGTCCACGGCCGCAGAACCGACCGTGCCGCCGGTCATCGCGGAGCGCTTATTGCGCTTCATGCTTGACAAGCGGACGGGGAACGTGGTGTTAAATATACGGGACGGGGAAATCCTGAAAGCGGTCTTTGAGGACCACGTCAGGGCTACCTGAAGCGGTATCTGAGCACCCAGACCCGCCCGGTCGAGAGGCCGCGGCGGGTTTTTTATTGGCCGGATGGTCTAGTATGCGAAACAGGCGGGCAGCATGAGCATCACGGCGGAGCAGGCGGCGGAACTGGTCGCGAAGGCCATCGGTGACGTCACGAAGCCCATCGTCGAAAAGCTCGACGAGATCTCGACCCGCTCGCAGACGGCGCCCACGGAGGCACCCCCGCCCCCGGCCGCCCCGCAACTCCTGACCCGCTCGCAACTGGATGCCGCGGTGCGCGAGGGCAAGATCACCGACGCCGAAGCCGTTGCCCTTTGGGACCAGCAGCAGGCCCGCGAGACCGAACGGCTCGTCAACGAGCGCGTCCAGGCCGCCCTGCAGCAGCATTCCGCAGAATCCACCGTCGAGCAGCAGATTGCCGAGTACGCGCGGCTCAAGCCCGACGTACTGGCGAAGGGCGCCCGCGAGCGCGAGCGCGTCCATGCGCAGTACGAGCACCTGGTGCGCACGGGCCTTCCGAAGTCGAAGGCCACCGAACTCGCCGCGCTGCAGATCATCTATGGCCCGCTGGATGCACTGAAGGCGGCCTCCACCGCGCGCGGCACCGACGAGACCCACCAGGAAGGCTTCAGCGGACAGGGCGGCGCCGGTGACGGTGGCGCAGATTCGATGCCGAAGGGCCTGAAGCTTTCTCCCACGCAGCAGAAGTTCTACCAGGACGCCATCGGCAAGGGCTTGTACAAGGACTGGGCCGCGGTGCAGGCCGAACTCAAGTTTGCGGACAAGCGCCTGATGGCGCGCCACGGCTCGCAGCTGCACTGATGTTCGCGATCCTCCGCGACTGGAAGACCCCGGCGAACCGCCTGAAGGCCGCCGAAGCCCGCGGTCGCCCGTCCGGTCTCGTGCGCGGCTCGTGGATCGCGGATCTGGTCTCGCTCAAGAAGGCAGTGACGCTCTGCGGCATGTGTCAGTCGAAATGGAACGCCCGCGCCAACGGCTATGAGCGCCGCCAGGTGATGCCGGGTCATGACCACGCCGTCGGCGAGTGCGACGGCTGCAACGCGAAATTCGCGCGGTGCGCGATGTACCTTCCGAAGGAGAAGCACTGATGGAAGCCATTGGTCTGCTGAGCGGCGGCGCGCCGATCGTCAAGAAGTTTCAGGTCTCGGCCTCGCTGACGCGCATCGGCGTCCCGCTGCTGGCGGTTGCCGCGTCTGAAGCGGGTCTCGATATTGGCGCCACGACCGCGATCAACGACATGGTCGGCTGCAACCTCGATCTCGCGACCTATGCCACGGCGCAGGGTGCGAACTCGCCCGAGGCGCTGGTCAGCGTGATCATCAACCCGGACGTCATCTGGAAAATCTTCATGTCTGGCGGCGCCGCGAGCGCCACGGCGGAAGTCCAGCGCGACGTGACCACGGCATCGACCGACGGTCTCAGCGTGACGACTGGCGACGCCTGGAACTCCCCGGACACCGACGAGGGCCTGATCTGGGGCGTCAGCGGCGCCAACGCAGGCCAGAAGCGCAAGATCACGTCCACCTCGGCTACCGCGGCGACTGTCACTGTCGCGTTTGCGCAGGACACCGCGATCGGCGACCTGTTCTCGTGGGCCCCAGTGAGTCCGATGAGCCTGCAGACGGTGACGCTGACGACCGAGCTCGACGAGTTCCGTCAGGACGTCGCGGTCGCCACGAACACCGCTGAACTGACGTGCATCGAGATCAACCCGAACGACTGGCTGGGCCGCGCGCAGGCGCGTCCCTTCGGCCTGTTCGTGGCGGCTGACCACATCCTCAACCGCGAGTCCTGATCCGGTAGCGGCGTAACGACGGGAGACGACAGACATGATTCCTCATACGAGTGGTCAATTTGGTGATTTACTTGACCCGCGCTTCCAGCGGATCTTCCACGAGCAGTACGACCAGCTGCCCGACATGCTGCCGGAACTCTTCAACATGCAGCCGCACAACGGCCGCGACATGATGATGTGGTCCGAAGTCGGTGCCTTCGGCGACTGGACGCAGTTCAGCGGTCGCGTGAACTACGACTCGCTGTACCAGGGCTACGACACGACGATGACCTTCCTCGAGTTCGCGTCGGGCTTCCAGGTCGAGCGCAAGCTGTTCGACGACGACCAGTTCAACATCATGGACCGGCGCCCGGCTGGCCTCGCCACGGCCGCGCAGCGTACCCGTCAGGGCCATGGCGCCCGCGTGTTCAACAACGCCTTCAGCGTCGACACGTACTTCTACGTGCGCTCGGAGGGCGTGGCGCTCTGCTCGAACAGCCACACGACCACCGCGCCTGGTGTGAGCACCACGAGCGGCTTCGACAATCTCGGCACCTCGGCGCTGTCGGCGACGGCGGTGGCGGCGGCCCGGATCGCCATGCGGACCTTCCGCGACGACCGCGGCGGCTTCATCAGCACCTCGCCCGACGAACTGCTCTACCCGCCGAACCTGTACGAGGAAGCGGAGGAGATCGTCTCGGCCGTCGGCAAGCTGGACGTGGCGAACAACAACCCGAACGTCCACAAGGGCCGATTCACCCTGAAGGAGTGGAACTACCTCACCGACACGAACAACTGGTTCCTGATGGACAGCACCATGCGCCGCATGTCGCTGTACTGGGTGGACCGGGTCGAGAAGGAATTTGCCTACGCCGAGGATCTGGACACCATCATCGCGAAGTGGCGCGGCTACATGCGCTACGCCAACGCCGCGATCGATTGGCGGTGGGTCTACGGCCACCAGGTCAGCTGAGCGGCCATGCTGCTGACCGAAGTCCAGCTGGGCGCCGTCGTCGAGGTCGACGAGAAGCACGCGAAGAAGATCGCGCGCATGTTCAACGACTTCCTCGACGGCCTGCCCAGCAGGATTGCGAACACGACCGTCCTTCAGCGCGAGTCGAAGGGCGTCAAGGAGAAGCCGAATGGCGAACAAGTACCACGGGCAGGTGGCCGGCATAGGAAAGGTACCGACGGGGTCTAGCGGTAAGGCGCCGCCGACCTCGACGGTCAACGAGCGTCCGGGGTTCAAGACTGTGGACCTCCCCGGCAAGACCCAGTCCCGTGACCGCTCGGGTGGCGTGAAGCGCTGCCCAGCGTATCCGAACAGCAAAGGGATCTGATCCATGACTGCCAGCGCAGCCGTCGAACGCACGAAACCGTACCTCCGCCCGCACCAGGTCGAGCAGCTGCACGCCGAGAAGCAGGCCATCGAGTCCATGCTGACGGCGCCGGAGCACATCCGGAGTCTCATCCAGGACAAAGGCTCCATGCTCAAGCAGGTCCGTGCCATCGACACGATGCTGCACGAGGACTCGGCGAAGCCCTACGTGCAGGACGAGATGGACCGCGCTGCGCGCCGCGAGGTGGAACTTCGCGAGGACCTGACGGCGAGCATGCCGACGCAGGCCGAGATGCGCCGCGCGCCTCCTGGCGCCATCGACAAGCATCGCAAGTGGGAGACGACGAACAAGGGCAAGATCCTCGAATGGAAGAACCTGCGCCTGCGCTTGCACGCGTCGGGCCTCATCGACGATCACGCAACCGCGACCGACGTGGCGAACCTGGAGAAGTTCCGCCCTTCCGGCGCCTCGCACGAACTGAACATGGACAATGCCCTGGTCAGCGGCAAGGACATCTACCTGCCGCCCGGCCGTATCGCGGTCCGCAACGTCATGAGCGAGGAAGATCGGAAGGCCATGCTCGAGCGTGACAGCGAGCTCGCCGCTGCCGCAGCCAAGGCCGCCATCGACCGCCTGCTCGAGCTACAGGCCAACGCCGCCCCGGCCAAAGACGCCGGCGGCAGCAAGAAGTAACGGAGAGCCACCATGCCGCTGACGAATTACCCTAACGGCGTATCCAGCTTCGGCGTGCCGTTGATCGGCTCCGGGCCGATCCTGACTACGGGCAACGTCTTCTTCGTGAACAGCACGCACCCGCGCGCATCGAACGGCAATGTAGGCACCGATCCGTCGTCGCCTTGGGCAACGATCAACTACGCCGCAACGCGCTGCGTGGCCAACAACGGTGATCACATCATCGTCGGCCCGGGCCACGTCGAAACCGTGTCGGCGGCAGCGGGCCTGCGTTTTGCTGTTGCCGGCATCTCGGTGATCGGAATTGGCCGCGGCAACGCTCGTCCCGTCATCAACTTCGCAGGGGCTGGCGCCGACATGGACATCGATGCTGCCAGCATCTTCATGGAGAACATACTGTTCACCGGCGGCATCGACGCGCTCAATAGCCCGATCGACGTCAATGCGACTGATTTCTGGCTGAACAATTGCGAGTATCGAGATGTCACCGGACAGGTCACGTTCCTGATCCGGACCGACAACAACGCGGACCGTTTCAAGCTCACGAATTTCCGGTACGTCGGGGATTCCGCCAGCGGCACAGACACGGCGATCGTTCTCACTGGGTCGGACGATGTCATCATTGATGGCCTGTTCATGGACGGCAACTTCGCCACGGCCGGCATTCAGGTGGTGTCGGCCGCGATCACGGATCTCGAAATTCGCAATGTGATGTTCCGCAACCGGAACGCGGCAGACATCTTCCTGGTAGACACCATTACCGGTTCCACGGGCATGATAGGGCCGAACATCTACATGCGAGCGAACGATAATGCCGCCAACGTGACCGAGATGATCACGGGCGCCACGTTCGTGGTCTTTGACGATGTGTACGTCGTCAACTCCGCGAACGAGAAGGCGATGCTCATCAACTGGACGGCTACGACCGACGCTTAAACAAGCGCCGGCCACACAGCGGAGACAACTGGAAGGGGCTTCGCGCCCCTTCCGAGTTTTGGGAGGGTGACAAGTGGCGCGATTCAAGATTTCAGTCGACAGAGACGGCCTTCAGTATTGGGGCGGAGCCTCGACCGACACGAAGCCAGCCGCGTCCTCCGTCCCTGTTGGGTCGTATTTCTGGGAAACCGATTCGGGCCTGATATACCGCTCTGACGGCGATTCGTGGTTCGTCTACGAAATTACCGTTGGCTTGAACAGAGCCATCGCCGGTGAACGGAACCCCGTTTCGCTGACGAATAGCTATCTCGCGACCAAGGAGGAGGCGAACTACACGGTGGTGGACGTGTCGGTGAACTCCACGACCGTCAGTAGCGCGCCCGCTTTTCTCTATGGCTGGTATGTCAATACAGCGCTGTCCGCTCATGCGCTGCCGCTGCAGGACGACGCAGCGACTGTGTTTACGATACCGGCTTCTCTGGCGGCAGGTACGCTGATCGCGCTGCCAGCCGCGGTCAGCTTTGAAACTTCGCTCATCGCAAACCCTGATGATGCGGCGACCGGAAGCGTCACCTTGATCTGGCGGCCAATCGGATGAGAAGGCTGCTCCCTAAATTCGGCCTGGCCCGCGATCCCATCACGCTCGTCGACTGGGTGGATGTAAACCCGCTCGCCGGGTGGACGGCTCAGTTCGGCACCGCGACGCTCGTGCCTGTAGGGCAAGAGCCCGAGGGCTACGTGCCGGGTGGCGGGCGATGCATTCGGCTGTCGCAAGATCCACTGGCCGCGCCAACATCCCCTCGCGTGAGCCGCACGCTGGCCGCGCCATTCGATCTGCTCAACGAGGCAACGGTGATCCAGTGCCCGGTCTATCACCCGCTGCCGTATTCGTCCCCGACGTTTGGCGGTCTGCGCCTCGGCATCGGCAGCGGCGGCTCGCTGACCAATAGCTACAACAAGACGTTTTACCCGTCCGGAACGGATGAAAGGCAGGGTTGGTCGCTCTACTCGTACCCGCTCCAGACTGGGATTCTGACCGGGACGATTTCGATGAGCCGCACCGGCACGCCTGATGTTCGCGCAATGAATTTCATGCGGCTGCTGCTGGAAAATCAGACTTTCAGCGCGACGCAGGCCGACGATATCTGGATCGGCCCTATCACCGCTCGTCGCCGGCAGCGCACGCTCGTCACGATCAGCACCGACGACGGCCACATTAGCAATTACGATGACGCGGGTGTATCGATCCTGAACGAGATGAACGCGCGCGGGTTCAAGGGCAATGCGTTCATCATCACGAACGTGATTCAGGATGTGCCGACCGGCAACCGTATGTCGTGGTCGCAAGTGGCTGAGTTGCAGAACGTGCACGGCTGGACAATCGGCGCGCACGGCACGACGGGCCAAAATTTCCTCACGCCCCCGATGCCAGAGCCGGAAATACGGGCTGAAGTGTACGGCTCGATTGATACGCTGCGCTCGCGTGGTTTCCGGGTGCGGTTCTTCGCGTGGAACGGTGGTCTATATAACGAGTTCTGCAAACAACTGTGCCGAGATCGCAGCATCCAATTGTGTTACGACATCGGCTCGACCATCAGTTACGCGCCGTGGCTGTGGGGCAGCGGCGATTACGGCTGCGAGTACAGGTTCGGCGCAGAGGATGTGTCCTCAGCCACGACCGGCACGCAGGGTGCGCTGAACATGGTGGATGAAGCCATCCGGGCCGGCGGCAACGTCCATTTGTACATGCACGTTTTAACGACTGGCGCGAGTGCGCCGGTCGCCACCAACTTGACCGAATTCCGCACGCTGCTCGACGCGATCCGACTGCGCGTGCGGCAGGGGCTGTGCGAGGTGGTCACGCTCGACGAGTTCTACGACCGACAGGTATCCGGCCGAGCGCTGGTCTAATCAATCAGCGCGAAACCGAGTAAAAGATGAACGCTCAACCCGCCACCTTTGCAGAGCTCTACGGCGACCTGATGTCGCGCGCCCGCGTCGACTCCAACCAGTCGATCAACACCGTCGTCGCGAAGCGGTTCATCAATACGGCGCTGTTCGACATGCACCTCGGTAACGGAGAGCGCTTCCCGTGGGCCGAGCGCGCCGGTCGCCTGCTGACGCAAGCCTCGTACTCCACGGGCTCTGTAGCGGTCTCCAAGGGCTCCTCGAGCGTCGTCGGCGCTGGTTCCGCGTGGAACACTGCAAACGACTTCGGCGTCGCCAACGTCCGTGCCGGTGGCAAGATGCTGTTCAGCGGCGACGAGACGATCTACGAGGTGGAGGCGGTCGCCTCAGACACGGCGCTGACGCTCACGGACGCGTTCCGCGGCGAGACGCTGACGGCCGGGGGCTACACCTACTTCGAGGACGAGTACGACCTGGCGCCTGACTTCCTGAAGCCGCTGGACAAGACTTCGTTCGATGGCCGGGGCGAGATCCCGATCATCGACCGCCGAGAGTTCCGCCGCCGGTACACCCGGGTCTCGTCCACCGGCGAGATCATCGCCTGCGCGATCTTCGACAAGGCGTTCGCCGGCAGCACGACTCCGGTGCGCCGCGTGCGGTTCTACCGGCCGCCCGGCGATGCGCGCTACATCCCGTATGCCTACGTGACGAGCAGCCTCGCCGTGACCGCGGCCGGCGTTGAGCAGGCCCAGCTGGTCAACGACACCGACGAGCCGATCGTCCCGCTCTACGCCAGGCACCTCATCGTCATGAAGGCGCTCGAGCACTGGTTTCGGGACAAGAAGAACGACACCCGCTCGCAGGAGGCGAAGGCCGAGTACGTGGACGGCATCACGCGACTCCTCGGCGACGTTGAGGTCGGCGCCCAGCGTCCGCGCATGCAGCCCTCCGTAGGCTCGTACCTGCGCCGTGCGCGCCAGCCGTACCGCTCGGGCCGGAATCGGTCTCACACGCTCGGGACATCCTTCGATGAGATGCTGGAATGACCTCCCGCCGCACGCCGCTTCGGCACATCTTCGACGGGGGCTGGTCGACTGACCTTTCACCCCGGACGCTCGCAGGGCCGGATCAGTCCGGCCTTGTGCGTATTCCGTACCTCACCCGCGCCGAGAACATCGTCTTCGAGCTCGACGGCGGGCCGAGGAAGGCGCCAGGCACGGCCAGGGTGAATGCCTCGGCTCTCGAAGGCGGCGCCCGCATCAATGGCTTCTACGACGCCTGGTTCCAAGGCTCGGTTGGATCACCGGTCCAGCACCGGATCATCGCCATCGACACGAAGATCAAGGCCGACGACGCCGACGGGGTGTTCGCGGACATCATCTCGGGTCTGTCGTCTGGCGGGATCCCGTCCTTCTGCATGCTTGAGGACACGCTGGTCATCGGCATCGACGGCGGCGACCCGCCGCAGTATTACAACGGCACGCTTGCTGGGGCGCTACCCGGCTCGCCGCCGGGTTTCACGATCTGCTGCACGCATGCGAATCGGGTCTGGGGCGCTGGCGATCCGGCGAACCCCTCAGCGCTCTACTACTCGCCGCTGCTCGACCCGCAGAACACCACGGGCGAGGGCTGGGGGCGCATCAACGTGGACCCGAGCGACGGCGACAGGATCACCGCCATCGCTTCCTACAAGGGCGAACTCATCGTCTTCAAGGGGCCGTACAAGGGCAGCATTCACCGGATCACCGGCACCGCCCCTACCGGCTCCGACGGGTACCGGCGCATCCGTTGGATCGAGGGCATCGGCGCTGCCGGGCAGAACGCACTGTTCCGCTTCAACGATGATCTCGGCTTCGTGTCGTTCGACGCCTCAGTGCACTCGCTGAAGGCCACCGCGGCCTATGGCGACTTCAACGAAATCGCGCTGAGCCGCACGATTCAGAAGTTCCTTCGCCGGGCGAACTTCTCGCGCCTGAAGCAGGTCTCCGCGGCGTCCGGCGTCGATGTGGGTTACGTGCTCATCAGCCTGCCCATCGACGGCTCGACGACGAACAACGCCGTGATCGGTATGGACTACCGCTTCGCCGACCAGTCCGGCCAGGGCATGCGCTGGTTCTACTGGCCGGCCTTCGAGGATCTGTGCGAGTGCATCGGCGACGGCATCGACCCGTCAGACTCCAACAAGCGGATCTACTTCGGCGGCGGCAATGACGGCTTCGTCCGGCGCCTGCTGCAGGAGGTGCGCTCGATCGACACCTCGACCGCCATCGCAATGCGCTGCTCGACGCCATTCTTCGACTACGGAGAGCCGTTCAGCAAGAAGACCCTCGGCGAGGGCTACCTGCAGTTCGCCCCGAGGAATAACGGCGACATCGCCTTCCTGGTGCGTCGGGACGGCCAGACTCCGCAGCAGTACGACATCAGCCAGGCTGCCGGTGATCCGCTGGGCACAGTGCCGGGGGTGAATTTCACCCTCAACACCAGTGTCCTGTCCGAGTCGAACGTCATCGAGAAATTCTTCGAGGCGGACGAGGCGGGCGAGTTTCGACAGGTCCAGTACGAGATCCAGAACTCCGTTGGCGGCGAGGATGTGGAGATACACGGCTTCGGCGTTACCGTCGAGCCTGGCGCCTACAGCACGGAGAACGATTGATGCCTGACGTCCGAGACTTCGGGTCGACCATCCTCGCGCAGTCCAGGCCGGCGACGACGGCCGCGGCGGATCTCTACTCGCCTGCGGCGAATCGTCGCGCCGTGATCTCGAAGGTCATCGTCTGCAACACGACCGGAAGCGCAGCCAATGCGAGCCTGTTTGCTGACGCCGATGGCACTACCAAGGACCAGACGACCGCACTGCTGTACGCCAAGTCGGTCGCCGCGAACGACAAGGCGGAAATCGTGTTCGAAGATGGTCTCGAGATCGGCGCGGACGGCACGCTGGGGTGCCAGACTGGCACAGGTGATGCGCTGACGTTCACCGTACTCGGCCGCGAACTCGACGCTTAGGAGGACACTATGGCGAAACGAGAAAGGCACGGCATGTCTCACCTTCCCGTGTACGAGGTCTGGGAAAACATGATCCAGCGATGCACGAACCCCAAGCATCCACTGTTCTCCTACTACGGCGCGCGCGGCATATCGGTCTGTGAGGAGTGGCGGTCTTTCACCAGCTTCTATGAGGACATGGGACAGAAGCCCGATCGGTTCACAATCGAGCGAATCGATAACGACGGCCCTTACTGCAAGGAGAACTGCCGATGGGCGCCATGGAGTGAGCAGGCTCGGAACAAGCGGAGCAATCGCTACGTCGTTTACAAAGGCGAGCGAAAGACCGTCACAGATCTCGCGCGTGAACATGGCTACGCGCCGCCGACGATCTTCAACCGGCTTCGTGCTGGCGAAACAATCGAGGAGGCCCTGAGACATGGCACTTTCTCCATATAAAATCTACGTCGCTGGGGAAATCCTCACGGCCTCGGATCTAAATGCCTCCTTTGCGCAGATCACCAGCAACGCGCTGCAGCTAATCTCGCCGCTGACGGGCACGCTCGACGTCGACGGCAAGACGATCATTCTCGATGCGGACGCCGATTCGAACCTGGCGGCCGGCACCGATGACGTGCTGAACCTGACGCTGCAGTCGTTCCTCGCGTTCATCTTCGACGGCAACGTGGCGAGCCCGGTCAACGGGATCACGCTCGAGGCGACGGCTACTGGCGTGGGCCCGATGATCAGCGCGCACGGCGAGACGAACGTCGACCTGCGCCTGAAGGGCAAGGGCACGGGCATGGTCCGCCTGCTGACCGAGAACAGCCTGAGCCTCGACGTCAGCGAGCCGCTCGCGACGCGCGTGCTGATCAAGCCAGGTGGCGCGACGGACGTCGGCCTCGCCATCCAAGCCGCCGGTACCGGGGTCGTGCGGATCGGTGATGCGCTGATCTCCTTCCCCGAGACGGACGGGCTCCCGGGGCAGGCGCTCGTCACCAACGGATCCGGCGATCTCGGCTGGGACTACGGCGTGCCCGTGGGCACCATCATCGCCTACGCCGGTACGAGCGCGCCGACTGGCTACCTGGACTGCGACGGCGCGAACGTCAGCCGCGCGACCTATTCGGCCCTGTTCTCGGCGATCGGCACGACGTGGGGCGTTGGCGACGGCGTGACGACGTTCGGCGTGCCGGATCTCCGGCGCCGGACGATGGTGGGCTCTGGCGGCGTCGCCTCGGCTGGCCCGGCGAACACCGTGGGCAGCACGGGCGGCAACGAGACCGTGAACATCGCGCACACCCACTCGTTCACCCCGGCCGGCACGCTCGACACGGTGGACTCTGGCCCGACGGCAGCGGCCGGCGGGGCTGCCTTCACCGTCGTGTCGAATGGCCACTCCCACACCTTCACCGGCAGCGGTGGGACGACGGGCTCTGGCGGCTCCACGGGCCTCAACATGTTCCAGCCGTCGGCCGTCGTGAAGTTCGCCATCAAGCATTGAGGACATGACCATGCGGATCGTCTATCCGGGTGAATGGGGCGGCGACAAGAAGTCGCTTGAGGATGCAGTCGCGGCATTCAGGGCGGCGAAGGAAGCGCACCGCCTGACCGTGGGTCAGCCGGCCCCGATGGCCGAGCAGATCGTCGAGGAACTGGCCGCGCGCGGCGATGAGTTCGTGCTGGCTGCAGATCTGCCGATCGAACCGCCTGCGCCGGAGACGACCACGCGCGAGCTCGACCAGTTGATGTCGGATCGCTGGGTCCTGAACCACCTCGCGAAGCAGCTGGCCGCCGAGAAGGACGCTCCGGACTACCTGGTGCGCCATGCGGAGCGGCTGCGCTGATGGAGCTTCAGATCGCCCAGCCACACCACGGCGCGGCGATCCGCCGCCTGGTGAAAGCCGATCGCCTGGAAGGACTCGAGCATCTGGACTGGACGAACCTGGGCGGGCAGTGGCTGGTAGTGCTGAAAGACGATGCTGTCGTCGGCTGCATCCAGGTACTGCCGGGCCGACCCATCGGGCGGGTCGATTTCATGGTACTGGATGACTCCCTGTCGCACCGTGAGCGCGCCGAGGCGACAAGCATGCTGATCGAGCAGGTCACCATGCTGTTGCGCATGGCAGGGGTCGGGGCGATGATCTCCGTCGTGCCCGACGACCCCGACGGCTGGCCCGTCGTCCTCGAGCGCCGCGGCTGGGCCCCCATTGCCGACGGCATGATGATGATTCGGAGGTTGGCATGAGCGGCCTGTTCGGCGGTTCCAAGAAGACGACCACGACGACGAAGCTTCCAGCCGCGACGGCGGAAGAGCGGCAACTGCTCGCTCAGCAGTTGACCCTCGCGACGGAGCAGCTGAAGAACCTCGACACGGTTGGGGACTTCACGGCCGACGTGTTCTCGCGGATCGTCCCGGAACTCACCGCGCAGGTGAACCGGTTCCTGCCGCAGCAGAACCAGCTCTCCGGCGACACGCTGGCCTTCGCGGATCAGCAGATCGACGCCCAGAGCAAGTTCCTGCAGAGCGAGCTCGACGCCATCATGAACGGCGTGCGACTGACGCCCGAGCAGGACGCGCTCATCACGCAGGGGGCGAACTCCGCCATCGAGGCTGGGCTTTCCGATATCAGCCGCTTCCGCGACGAGTCACTGCGCACGCTGGCGCAGGAGACCGCCATCGGTCGCGGCCTGCGCCCCGAGGACACCCCGATCCTCGACGTGGGCGGCCGGATCGCGAACGAGTCCTCGCGCCAGGCATCGCAGCTGGTGAGCACCATCCGGGCGAACGAGGCTCAGCAGAAGCTGCAGTACCCGCTTGAGGCCGGACAGTTCCAAGCGGGCCGCACGCAGGCCCAACAGACCCTAGGCCAGTCCACGATGCAGCTGATCGAGAACCTGCGGCAGCAGTCCTTTGCGAACCGCCTTGCGCTCGTCACTGGTCCGGCCGAGATCGGTCTGAACCTCGCGCAGATCGGGCCGAACCCCTCGACCCTGCAGGGACTGCAGCAACTGCGGTTGGGCTCGGCCACGCAGACGCAGAAGACGAAGGGCGGCGGCTTCACGGACTTCCTCAACGCCGCCGCCAGCCTTGCGGGCGGTGTTGGCGCTGTCATGAGCGGGGGTGCAGCGGCCGGGCTCTGGGGCGCCGCCGGCGCCGCCGGTGGGGCTGGTTTCACGAACGCCGCAGGTCTGGGCAGCGCCACAGGACTCGGCTTCGCAAACGTGTTCGCGTAGGAGACGATCATGGCTGGACTCGGCTTCGCCCCTGAACCCACTCCGACCCTGGCGCCGTCGCCGGCAGCGCCTGCACGCGCGCCGATGCTCGACCAGCTGGGACCAGGTCCCGTGACGCCCCGCGCACCGCTGGCCGGCCTCTCGCGCACGGCGAAGATCGGCGCCCTCCTGCAGGACTTCGGCCGCGGCGTCGCTGGCAAGAAGTCCTATACGCAAGAGCTCATGGAGGAGCGCGCCCAGCAAGAGGCCATCGAGCTCGAGCGGACCAACGTCGGGATCAGTGCCATGACGAAGGGCATGGAGCTCCTGAAGAACACCCCGGCTGGGCAGCGCGAGGCGGTGGCCAAGCAGTTCGGCCAGCTGTACGAGCATCTGCTGCCGGGCTTCACGGAGACGCTGTCGCTGGCGTCGCAGCAGCCGGAGGCGACCGAGGAGCAGATGAAAGCCCTTGGCGAGCATGCCGACACCCTGGTCAAGATCGGCGGTTCGCTGGACGGCGCGCTCAAGCTCGCCCAGAACCCGGCGTTCATGAAGCAGCTGAACGACGCCTCCGACGCGCGCAACGCCCCGGAGATTGTCTCAGCCCTCGAGCGCGGCAAGGCCCTGATGGAGCAGGCGCCCGAGACCAAGGCGCTGTGGGACGAGATGACGAAGGACGGCCTCACCATCTCCGACCTGCAGAACCCGACGTTCCGCGATGCGCTGGGCCTGACGCAGGGCCACGTCAACACGATCATGCGTAGCCCCGAGATCCAGTCGAACCTGCGGCCGTTCGGCTTCATGCCGACGGCGGACCTGGACGCGCAGGCCAAGATCGACCGTGACAAGAAGGCAGAGGGCGATAAGGTCGGTCAGGCAGCAGCCATCGCCCGCGCCGAGACCGAGGCTCGCGAAGGCGCCAAGATGATCACCTTCATCGGCCCGGACAACACCATCCTGCGCAAGCCTCAGCGCGAGGCCGACGCCCTCCGCGCGCAGGGCTTCCAGCCACTCGTCACCGGCCGCACAGAGGCCGACGCCAGCGCGATCCAGAAGGCGCAGGAGAAGGATCAGGCCGGGAAGGCTGTGCCGGTCGACCCGTACTTCGCGCGCATCACCGGATTGGACCCGGCGACCACGGTTCAAGAGGCCATCGACCAGGGCCTCACGCCTGACATCGACGACACCACGAAGCGGGCGCTGCAGGGCGGCGAATCCGCAGTGCGCGGCGTCCAGACGCTCGTCAGCCAGATGCGCGAGATCGTCAAGACCAACCCGAACGCCAACACCCTGGTCGCGCAGCTGGGCGGGCTCGTGACGAACGTCCGCTCTGAACTCGAAGCGCTCGCCGCCTCGACCGGGGTCAAGATCGACGTCGATCGCGAACTGAAAGGCCGCGAGGGGATCTTCAAGACCAACGGCATCGACAATGCGCTCATGAAGCAGCTGGCGATCGGCCTCGCGTACATGAACGCGAAGCAGCTGGACGAGAACGGCCGCCTTTCCGATGCTGACGTCCGCAACGCCGCCAAGGCACTCGGCGCCGGCGCGTCGAACCCCGACATCCTCGTCGCGCTGCTCGACCAGACCGAGATGACCGCGGACGACAATTTCCGTAACCGGGTGCAGTCCGTCACCGGTGCGCGGCGGGAGTCGACCCTGCCTGACGTGCAGGCCGCTGAGGCCATCCAGCGCCGCGCAGACGCAGGCGAGGCCATCACCCCCGAGGAGATTCAGGCGCTCACCCCGCGCGCGCTGAGGCACCTTCAGGCGTTGCGCTCGAAGGCCCGCAAGTGAGCGACCTCGACAACCTCATCGCCGACGCGCTGCGGGCGAAGGAGAAGCCGGCCGCGAAGCCTGCCACGCCCGCGGCGTCCGCTCCTGCGGCGTCACCGGCGGCGGACGGCGGCACGGATCTCGACACCCTCATCGAAGAAGCGCTCGCCACTCCGCGATCCCAGCAGCCCGCCTCCGTCCAGTTCCGCGGAACCGACGTGAAAACTGCGCCGCTCGAGGTGCCCGAGGTGACGCCGGCGTCGAAGTTCCAGGCGCAGACCACCGACGCCCGGTTCCGCACGCCCCTCATGGACCCCACGGAGCCGGAAGGCCCCTCAGAGCTCGAGCAGCGCGCCGCGGCCGCCGGGGTGCTCTATGACAAGCCTGCGCCGTCCGGACACGCCCTGGCGTCCCTCGCTTGGTCTGACGAGGATCGGCGCAGCGCGTTCGAACAGTCCCTGTCGGCGGAGTATGGCCGCCCTGTGCAGGTCGAAGTCGGCCCCGGCACCGGTCAGCTGGAATACCTCGATCCGGACACTGGACGCTTCTCCCTGGTCGAGCCGCCGAACAAGGGGCTGCTCGCGACGGTCGCCGGTGCTGCCGGTGGCTCGATGGTCATGGTGCCGGAGCTCGCCGGCGGCGCCCTTGCTGCCATCACGTTCAAGTCGCCCTCCGTCACGTGGGCGGGCGGCGCCGCCGGCGCGTTCGTCGGCGAGATCGCTCGGCTCGCGCTCGGCCAGGCGCTCGGCATCAACAAGGGCATGACCGAGAATGACGCCTACGTGGCCGGGCTCCGCGCGGGCGGGCTCTCCGCGGTCACGGGCGCGACGGCGGAAAAAGGGCTGCAGTTCGCCCAGTTCATGATCAACGCCTTCCGCGGCGACGCGGTGAAATTCGTGGGCAAGGCCGGTGAGCGATTCGGCGTCACGGCCGAGGAAGCCGCCGCGCTGCAGGACCAGATCAATAACGTGATCGGCGCGGAGCGGATGCGGATCGGGGCGCGCAACGCCGATCTGCCGCCGAATCTGCGGACCGACGAGCCGGAGAACCGCCGCTTCGCCTTGACGCTTGGCGAGGCTACCGGAGACGCGGATCTGCTCGCCTTCCAGGACGGCATCAAGCGCTCGGCCAAGTACCAGGCGCGCTTCGGGGAGTTCGACCAGGAGCGCCAGCAGGCCGCTCGCGACTTCTACGAGACCATCAGCCGGCCGTTCCAGAGCGGGAGCCTCGACCCGACGGTGACGCTCGAACGCACGCAGCAGATTGCCCGCACCCGGCTGGGCTACGAGGCTCGCCGCGCTACCGAGCCGCTGCAGCGCTACGAGGCCGACGCCTCCAACGCGCTCGAGAGCGTTGATCGCTTCCCGATGTTCCAGCTGGGCGACATCGCCCGCCAGGTCGGGGAGTCGGAGTACGGCGCCTTTCAGGGCCGTGCCTCCGTGCTGGCCGACAAGATCCGGACCATGGCCGGGGGCGCGAAGTTCGTCCAGAACACGAACGCCGCCGAGGCGTGGTCTCAGCTGTCCGACCGAGCGCGGAACATCATCATCCCGGCCCTGAAGCGCGACGCGAAGAAGCGCCAGATGATCAGCCCCAAGACCCAGATGACCGAGGAGGGCGAAGCGGTCCTCAATCGCCTCTACGATCCCGAGGCAAAGCTGTCGTTCTCGCAGTCCTGGGACACCATCAGCCGTCTGAAGGAGGTCCTGCGCGAGGGCGGCACGGCAGACATGGACGCCGGCGCGCTTAAGAAGATCGTCGGCGCCATGGAGAAGGACCTGTTCGAGTCCGCCAACGCGACGGAGCTCGGCCCGATGTACCGCGACTTCACGTCGTGGTACCGCCGCGAGAAGCAGCGCCTGAACGAGGGCATCGTCGGGCAGATTCTGCAGCGCGAGGGCGGTCCCGGTGGGCGGTTCACCTTCGCGAGCGAGGAAGCCTTCCGGACGGTGTTCCCGGCGACTGGCGCGCGCGCGGGCTTCGGCCTGACCGCCACCCGCGAGTTCATGGACCTGATCAAGAACGACCCGCAAGCCATCCAAGCATTCCGCGGTGCCATTGCCGACGACTGGCGGAACTACGTGGTGCGCGACGGCCGGGTAGACCAGGCGCGCCATGCTGACTGGCTGGCGCAGCACCGCGAGCAACTGGGCCTGCAGTTCCCCGGCCTCGCCCCGCAGGAGCGCCGGGCGCTGGGCGGCTTCGGCGTCACGGAGCCCCGGAACGCCGGCGAGTCGCTGTTCACCGCGGAGGAGATGCGCCAGATCAACCGCGCCGAGGGCTTCGAGCGGATGCTGCAGGCCAGAGAGGCCCGGTCGAAAGAAGTGCTCGAGGGGCTGAACAGCACCTTCAATGCCAAGCTGACGAGCCTCGACAATCCCGGCCAGCTGCTGCAGCTGGTGCGTGGAGACCTCGACGCCTACAAGGCCAAGGACCTGATGAAGCTGCTGGGGAAGACCCCGGACGTGCGACGGTCGTTCCAGGCGTTCTACCTGCGCGACATGCGGGAGCGCGTCATGGGCGCGAGGCACCCGACGTCGATGGAGTCGATTGTCTCGGCGCGTGGCCTGCGGACCTTCCTCTACGGCAAGGCCGACGGCGCCGAGAAGGGCCAGCTGAACGTGGTCAAGGCGATGTTCGGCGACCGCTATGCCGGCGACCTGATGACGCTCGAGAAGGCGCTGACTGCTGCGTCGCGCGAGACGACGGCGCCTAACCGGTCGAACACCTCCGGCTGGTGGCAGGTGGGTCAGCTGCTCGCCCGGGCGAAGTTCGGAGTGATCTCGAAGGAAGCCCGCGTGTTCACGAGCCTGGCCATGCTGAGCCGGGCATCGGCCGACAGGATGATGGCCAAGGCGGTGATGAACCCTTCAGATCTGCGCCGCCTGATGGGGATCTGGCGCAGCGACATCCGGAACCGCAAGACCCTCGCCGTGCTGTCCCAGCTGGGCTTCGGTCCGGCTGAACTGACGCCGGACGAGTAGCCC